CATGTATATTTCTTTTTCTGCCCTTGCGTATTGTAGCTATTAGTTCTTTACGATCTTTAACTTCCTCTTCTTTTACAGGATAGTACTTAGGATTCGTGCTATTTAATTTTCTTTTTTTCATTATTTACCACCTCGGAAAGGATCTGATTTTGGATACTGTCCACTTTTTTTCATAACATTACGCATACTAGATACAGCATCTGGTCTGCCAAAATTAGTCCATTGGCTAGGATTTGGAGCACCTCTATTAATTTTACTTGCATCTGTCAAACCCATGTCTTTTGCACTTGGTTTATTCTTTTTCAAAATTTCTTTATTTGGTACTGCTCCTTTTGCAAACCTCTTTTTAAAAGCGTCATTAATAGCTGCTCTATCATAAATTCTACCGTCTCTATGAAAAGGTTTAAAAGTACTTTTAGGTTGTGGTTTTTTAAATCCCTTTAAATATTGTTTAGCTGCATTACCAAATGCTTTACCTATTCTACCAATTGTTCCAGCTACTAAACCTAATCCACCTTCAGCTCCTACTCTAGCAGCATCTTTTTGTTCTTGTGTGAATTTTTTAATGTGATTACTCATAATTTAAAATTTACTTGCGTTATTTATTTCGTTTATTGTTTCTTGTATTTCTTCTAAGTTTGTAGGTAATTCTAAATCTAAACCTGCTTTCCAAACTTCTTCTTTTATACCATCTTTAAATACAATTAAAGTAGGTGCCATGCGGACTTTATATTTCTTTTTAGCTACAGGACATTTAGCTATATCTGCTCTATAATATACTACATTAGTAAGTTCTTGCCATTGATCAAATTTATTTGCATCGTTAAATTTAGCGTAAAATTCTACTATTACAGGTAAAGTTTGATCATCACCAAAAGCTTGCTTTTCATTTATTTTATTTTCAAAATCAATATCACTTATCCACTCTTGAGCAGACATATTAAATGATATTAAAATTAAAATTATATTTAAATATTTCATTATCTATTTTTTTGTATCTCGTACAGTCTTTGATCTATCTTATCAATTGTTTCTTTTATTTCTTCTACATCTTCTTGAGTATCCATAATTGTTTGACGGATCAACTCATCTTTTAGATCATACTCTATTCTATCAATTACAGGTGCCGGTAATTCTTTTGCTTGTGCTATATCTGCTTGTAATGTATACCACATACCTGCTAGCATAATTACAAAAGTTACAATCATGCCTATTGTTTTAAGATCTAACGTTACTTTAGTATCTTCACCTATTTGCTTTGCCATTTTATTTAAGTGTTATATTTAAACCAACTGAACTATTATATATTTTACTATCCCAAAACTTAGTGTATTCGCCTTCTACAAATACTCCTATGCTTTTGCTAAGTTTCCAACCAAATACTATACCTGTTTGAAAATCCTCCCATTGTTCTTTTTCTGCATCTTCACGTAATCCACCAAGACCCCAATTGTTTCTATTGTGATAACTAAAAGCCTCGTCGCCTTTTACATAATCGTGGTATGGTAATAAATAAGACCCATAAGCATGTAACCAGAAATTATTTTTATAATGATAATAGTCAAAACCGAGCACAGGTGATATAACACCGAATGCATCGATCTCAGCCCATGCTTCATTATTAAAACGATTCATAAGATCTGTAAATACTGTTTGTCTAAATTGTAAATCTGTATAAGCTACAGTTTCGCCTTCAGGATTTATCCAATACCAATCAGAAACTTCATTACCAAACTGATCTTGTTGTGTATAATATATATCATCATACCCATAATAAAAACCTAGTGTATACCATGGATTAACAGCATAACCATTAGCGTCAGTTTCATTTAACCATATTTCTACAGGATTATAACCATAAGGTCTTTCATGTGTACGATATATAGCACCAGCTGAAAGTGTTAATTTTTTGCCAACAGGTAGTTTAGCTCTAAGCTCTGCAGACTTGTAATTGAAGTTAACTTTCCCTTGTTTTCTGCTTTCTACCTTCACCATATGGTATTTACCGCTATGTTTTAAGAAATATCGATGATTTTGAAATACATCATCTCTGGATCTTTCTTTTTCAGTATGAAATACATATTCAAAACCTTTAATAGATGAATTAGGAGCTGTCATACCTACGTTAGATTCAGTCCCATCATAGTATAATTTACCTTTAACTTCATAATCAAATCTTGCTATTTTACGAATACCAAAACCATACTTATAATCATAGTCATGATACTGTGTTCCGTCTACTACAATAGGAACATCATACAGTCCACCGTCTGGATTTGTTCTTACAAAATAATTAGGTAAATTTTCTTTAGGATTTTTAATATCACCTGCTACATACAGGGTACTATACTTAAAAAAATCTTTAAATAACTTTTTCTTTTCTTGTGCATTAGCAGATACCGCAATAACCGCCGCAAAGAGGACAAGGATTAGTTGTTTCATTTTTCATTTTTTCTTTTTTTACGTTTTTTTCTTTTCTTTCTCTCCCACTCTGTAATAACATAAGATCTAATTGTTATTTCTTTAGGTTCTACACAGTGATTAGTTTTAATTACTTTTACTTTATAGTTAGGTAATTTTTCTTCTGTAATTGTAATACATTTCTTTCTGATCTCTTGTGAAGATACACTGAAAGAAATTAATAGTAATAAGATTAAAATAGTTTTTTTCATTTTATTTATATTTTTTAAACATTAATTTATACAGCAGTTTGTTCCAAGCCTGCTGCAGCTTGTCAATAAATTTTTTCATAATTAATCAGTGTTTTCTGGTGTTAACCAATATTCAATTTTACCGTTTGGTCTTTTTACTTCAATATAATCTACGCCTAATTTACCTTTAGGTTTTCCTTTAGTCATAGGTCTTCTTCTATATCCACCACGTTTTAATCTACCAAACTCTCTTTTGTAAGCAGCTTCTAATCTAGCATCTTCTTCAGCTTCTTTTCTTACAGTACTTTGTCTACCCCAATAAGGAAGATCTAAGTTCCAACCTGTCCAACCTAAAAACAATGCTACTCTTTGCCATGTTTGTACTTCAGCGTCTAAAGCTTGAGCTACATTCATCATTTTTCTTAGTACTCTATCTATTGGTGCATTAAAAGTTGCTGAAACTAATTGTGCTACTGCTAAATAAGCTGGGTTATCTATACTCCAACCTCTTCTAGCTATTTCTTTTCTGTTCCATGAAAATGTTTTACCGGCTGTTCTAAATTTACGTACTTTTATATCTAGTACTGGAGATATATTAGCTAATTCAAATACAGCTTCTTCATAGTCTGGTGATTTCTTTTCAGATTCAGTAGCAACTACCATTAATACATTTTTAACTGTTGAAATAACAGCACCACCAAAACCAAGTCCAAATAATAATGAATCAAGCATACCATTTACTGTAGAATCTATTTCTGACTCATCTAATTCATCATCTTCAAATAATGCAGCAAATAAAGTATTTTGTAGACCGTTGAACAACAAGTTTTGCATAGTAGTGTAATATATAATTTTAGATATATTACTAAGATCAGCTTCTCTTTGAGTTTGTCCAGGTCTTCTACGTCTATTATATAAATCTAATACAGCTTTTTTAGTTACACGATTGTACTGCATTGTAACGTTTTGAAATGATAATATAAAACGACCTGCTAAACTAGCTTGCTGTTGTGATATTTTAGCTGGATTACTAGACTGTTGAGTTTCTTCTGCAATATCATAAAAATCTCTAAAAGCCTGTGTCTCAGCTTCTGTTTGAGTCATTCCTTGTTTTATATAAGTTTGAACTCTATTTCTATAAAACGTAGCTCCACCTGTTGCTATTGCTAAACTATCCACTGTTCTTGTAATAATAAAACCTTTATCTAGTAAATAAGATAATACACCTTTAAATCCACCTTTTCTACCTGCATCTACTAGTTCAGCTTCATTTACATTTATTTTTAAACCATCACGTCTGTTTACTAAGTAGTCTGAGTTCATTAAATAAACAACATCTTTCCAATATTGTTTCTGATTTGAAAAAGCTTTAGCAGCGTTATATATATTATTATCACCCCAATTTACAAAATTTACATTTGAAATCAACTGAAGTAAACCAGATCTCATATTTAAGAACATAGTAACACCAACAGAAGCGTTCATATAGTCTAACATTTCATTAACTATACGTGAGCCACCACCTATATAAACAGGTCTATTACTACCTGACTTCATTCTACGTAAAGAATCTTCTAAAGCTTCTCTAAATTTAGTTCCAAATAAAGCTTGTATTTTATTTAAATTTTTATCGCTGAATATTATTTTTACATTAGCGTCAAACTCAGCCATTAATTTACTTCTAAATTCTGTATCAATACCTCTTAATACATCATCTTTAATAGTACCTGCTAACCAATTAGTATCTGGTTTAGGATAAGTTTGAGTTTTGTTTATCAACTGTAATTCGTCTGCAAATACATTTAACTCAGGATCAGACTCTACAGCTTTTACTAACCTTTTAATATCTGTTTTAGACATTCCAGGTATTTCCATACCTTGTTTATTCCATAAATAAACTCTAACAGCTTGAGATTTATTATAAGGTCCAACACCTATTGATTGCAATAAAGGATTTTTAAAACTAAACTTTTTTCCTTTTAATGAAGGAAACTTAGCTCGTAAAGCAGCAAAATCATTAGATACAGAAACTCTAGCTGATAATAATTCTTGCTCAGCTTTAGAATATAGACCATATAAGTTGTCATAAATCCACCTCATATTTCTACTACCTTGTTCACCTTTTCCTAAGAACGCATATGTTAATCCTAAAAAATCTTCTGCAGAAGCAGTTATTTGGAATTGACGTAAAAATCTTTTAAATAAACCAGCGTCTTTTTGAGCTCCTTCTAATCTTGCTCTAGCATTAGAATATGTTTTAAATGCTTCTTTTCCTGTAGCGTACTCTAACATTTCGTTAAAGTCTTTATCTAAATCTTTTTTCTTACTTGCTTTAGCTTGGTAAACTTCGTTTTTAACATCAATAGCATCTAATATATTTTTTACACTATTTACATTAGCTAATGAATCATCTGCAAAATAAAAATCATTATACCCTTCCGCAGTTTTGTTTAACATCCAATCAACTTTAGCTTGTGGTGAACCATCTGACAATCCTGTAATATTTTCAAGCGGTATATTTATTCCAATACCATCTAAAAACTCTTTAATAGATTCTGCTGATGCTTGTGGTCTAGCAGTTAATACAAATATGTCACCGCTACCGAATTTACCTTGACGTTTTCTAGCAAGATCAGCTAGTGGTCCTTCAGCAGTACTTTTAGATACTTTATCAAATTCACTAAAATCAAACTCTGCTCCTCTTTCTTTTAATGACTCTGCTTTAATTGCAAATTGACTAGCACTTATTTTACTACGCTTGCCATTAGGCATTATGACTATAACTTTTTCTTTTGTCTTAGCTAGTGTATCGTCAAAATCAAATACACTTATACCTTTTCTTTTCTTATTTTCTTTAAAAGCGTTTACTCTAGTTTCTAAACTATTTTCTTGAACTTGTTTGGAATACTCTGGCGTAGAATCCCCGGGTAATACACCTGGCGCTAAGAATTTACCATTGTATATTACTTGTATATTTTCTGCTTCTTTTATTCCTGTATTTTCTGCAACTTCTAATCTAGCTCGAGCTTCTTCAATAGTCATTTCCCCTCTAAACACATCGTATAATAAATTATTTTGATATCTTATTAAACCTGGAATAGCTCTTTTTGTAAGAGGTAAACCTAATGATTCAGCTAATGTCATAACTTTACCATCTTTCTTAACAAGTATATTATTGAGATTTATTCCTCCACTTTTACCATTGTTAACCATTCTATCAACATAACGCATCCAAGTAGTAGGATTTTTTATATCAAAGAAAATACCAGGCATATCAGCTTTGTATGTATATCCTTCGCCTTTTAATTTATTATCATCTCTTTCTAAAATAGAACCTTGAAAATAATCTTTTTCAATAAACTCAAAGTTATCATCAACTTTGTTATCTATAGCCATTCTCATTATCATAGTACCTACTTGGTTTGCAGGTAAAGTATGCTCAGCTACTTTTTCTCCTTTACGTGTTTCAAAAAACTCTACTGGAGCTAATGATCTAACTGGGTGAACTACATTGTCACCTGACTGATTTAACCAAGCAGCCCAATAATTTTTTAATGCTGGGTCTACTGCTAAGTCTGCCTCAATCATTTTTGCAATATTTTTAAGTACTCTAATTTTAGCTTCTTGTAACTCTGTAAACTCTGTATTAGTTAGTCTTCTTCTAGCTTGACCTGGACTTAAGAATTTATATGATGTTTGTTCTGCTCTAGCTAATTGTAACACAGATTTAGGCTTACCATCAACCATAATTTGTTCATCAACACCAAGTTCAAAAGCTGTTTGGCTTTGTGATTTATCATAGTATGTTTTACCCTTTCTTGTAACTAATGGTATATTATATTTATTTAATAATGTTATTTCATCTTTAGTTAAAGGTGTTTCAAATACATCTTTATTAAACTCTGCTTTATTTTTATAAATACTTTCTTTATTTCCATAGTTACCTGTTTTTTGAAAGTCTTTTCCAAATCTATGGATCATTATAATAGCACCTGTTCTTCTAGCACTTTTTTGACTGTCTTTTATATTTTTATAATTAAACACAGCGTTATCTCCCGCTACCTGTCGCATTGTAGATCTAGCCGCTGTTTTTAATCCAACTTCTTGAAAACTTCTTTGTCTTTTTTTATTCGCCTTAACTACATCTAACGATGTGTCTTCTAAGTTTCTTTTATCAAGATTAAATTCTACTTCTTGCATAAAATCCTGAGCACTTAAATTAGATTTTTTAAAATCTAATCTATTTTGTAACTCATTCATAAACTGTGTATCAGCTCTTAATTCTTGCATTGCTTCTACCGCAATACCTTCACCAATTATACTCATTAATGATTGATGACGTTTTTCACCTGCTAAAAAGTATTGTTTTACTTTGTTTAGTTTAGCTTGTGATACTGCAGGTATTTTAAAAACTTGTTTCTTAAAATCAGTACGCTTACCATCTGTAATTTTAATAGTAGGAGTAGTACCTATTTGCTTTATACCAAACAGTTTACCAAATCTTCTTTTAATATTAGCAACCGGTATAGATTTAATAAAGTTAGTATTATTAAATAATTTGTTTACATTATCAATATACTCTTGACTACCAAACGCACCTAACTTATCTTTAATAAGTTTTCTATATTCTTTAGTTTTAGTTTTTTCTACTATGTATTTAGCAACTGCTTTAGGATTTGTACCTACTCTTAATATAGCTTCTTGTATATCGTTTTTAAGCATTGCTATTTGCTCACCTCTTGTTTCACCTGTTATATTATCTGCTATTACTTTTACAGAATTAGGAAATACTTTCGCTCTTTGTCCTGTAGGTGCTTGCTTTTGATCTATGTCTGGTTGAACTGACACTTCTGGTGATACACCTTTTTCAGTTAATACATCTTGACTAACTTGTTTACCTTTTCTAGTTGCTTCTTTTACTATTTCAGGACCAATACGTTTTGCAATATTTTCCATGTAAGTAGAAGCTTCTGCTTTACTAGAATCAAAGTTTCTTGTAAAACTATCAAACTCTTTATTTAAAAGACTTGTAACTTCTTTATCAACTTGTGGATTACCTAGATTAATAGTAACACCTTTTGAAGCAGCCCATCTTTTTAAAGCATCTTTACCGGTTTTTTGATATTGAACAGTTAAATCTTCTACATTATCAAAATTACCATCTTTATATTCATTAGTTAGTTCTGTAAGTTTTTTACTAGATTTTTCTACTGCAGCATCACGGTCACGCATTTCTTGAGTAGTATATTTTCTTTTAATTAATTTACCTTCTGCTCCTTGTTCAAATACTTTCTTTTGCGCTGCGGTAAATCTACCTTTTTTAATACTCTCATTAAATCCTTTTACAAATTTATATACATCTCTACCGGTGTCAAATCTAATATCACTAGAAAAACCTAATGTTTGTAATATTCTTGTAAATAAATCTCCTAATCTTTGACCAAAATTACCATCAAAAGCAGACTCAGCAATTGCTCCATCTAATAAAGCTTCTGAAAATAAAGTTAACACCTCTTCTGCTTGTTGTTCGCTTGTTACATTAGGATCATCTTTATAAGCTTGTATTCTAGTCGCTAATTCAGAATCTTTAAGTAAACTAGTATCAACTTCATTTAAATATTCTAATAAATTATTACCTAATGATAACGCTGTTCCTTTACTATTTTTAACAGTGTTCCAAAGTACTGCATGTAAAAATTCATGAGCAGCTGTGTTTATCGCGCCGTCTTTTAATATTTCTTGATCATTTAAAAGAATTACTTGTTGATCACCTTTTTGAAATATTGTACCGTAATTAGTACTTAAACCTTTTGACGCAGCTATTTTCCAACCTTCTTTATTAAGTTTTTGTCTTTGTTTTTCAATTCCATCAGCATTTCTTGAACGTATAACTTTTACATTACTATTCTCGCTTTCATTAATTATATCTAAAACATTTCCAACTTGTTTAACATATTCTTCTTTTGCTTTAGTATCAGCGATAATAAGTTGTATTTCTGCTGAGGTTTCAGCTAATTTTAATCTTTGATCTACAGTTAAATCTTTATCATTAATTGAATTTATTTCTTCTTCTAAATTTTTTTTCTCAACTAAAAGTCTTATTAATCTTCCTCTTTTTCTACCATCTAAATTTTTAGGTATTTTTAAACCAATATTTCTATAGTGAGAAATTATATCAATAGCTTCATTTCCTTGTTCAGGCGTTATTTTTTTGTTTTTAATATCTAATCTTATTTTTTCTAATGCTTGGTTATAAAAAGCTTCATTAGCAGCTGCATTACTATTTTGATTAAATCTTGATACAACTATTTCAGATATTTGAGTTAATTCTATGTATGATTGATTAACTATCGCTCCAGCGACTGGTAAAAATTGACCTATTTTTTTTCCTTGTTTAGCTCCTTCATAATCAAATTTACCTTGTTGTACAGCATCAAATATAGTTCCTCTATTTCCACCAATTTGATATTTTTGATTTATATCTGATATTAAACCTTGAGTTCCTTCAACAAGATATTCTTGTAAACCAGATAATTGACTAGCTCCTAGTATCACTGGTACTGTATATAGGTATTTTTTAAATTGACCTCTTAGTATAGAGGCAACTCTTCTTCTACCTACTTCACCATATTTTAATATTTTACCTAATGAAAATCTTTCACCTGCTAATTGTACACCAGTGCTAATCATATTAGCAAGCATATTAATAGAATCAGGATCTTCTAATTCAGCTAAATAATCATCTCTTGTAGGAACATAATCTTCACCTTCTCTTTCTTTAATCTTACCATCTAAAACAGCCCACATATCTCCAGACATTGTTTTAGCTACAATATCTGCTGTTCCTAAAGCATCTAATATTGTACCAATACCATAAGCATAAGGATTTCTTGTTTGTTTTAAAGCCATACCACTAAACATAAATATCATGTTTGATTGGTCTATAATACTTTCTACTAATCCTAATATACTATCATCGTCTCCTAGTTGCTCTACTAAAGATAATCTTTCATTGTCTAATATATTAGCATTTATACTTTCCGCTAAATACTTTGTATTCCTCTCTAATGTTTTGTTTAGATTTTTGTTAAGTTCATCAAGCGTTTCATAACCACCAACTATCTTAGTTCTTCCGTCAAATAAAGGGACTAAACGTTGTTTTAATACAGTATATTTAGCATCACCTAATTCATCTTTATTATTGTCTAACCAAGCTCTAAGTTGATGAACGGTATAGTCACCTAAATCATATTTTTCAATATCTTCTGCAAACTCATTCAATGTCTCAACATCACTGGTAAACTTAGCATGCTGGCTAGCTCTAGGTTTCATACCTAATCCTCTTAAACCTTGTTTCCATTTAGTGTAAGAGTTTGAAGCTGTGTTTCTAATTCTATACCACCACTCTGATGTTTTTCCCTCTGCTAATTCTTTATCTAATTCTGCATATCTATCATCTTTACTTCTACCAAAACTTACATATAAATCTTTTAAAACTTGATGAACAGCAAATTCATATTGAAGAGATCTAGCTTCATAGTCACTGCCATCTAACAATTCCATATATCTATTTTGCTGCCATTTACTATACTCTTGGTTTAAATTTTCTAAAGCTCTAGGATCATCTAATGCTCCGTTTTTTCTAGCTTCATCAAGCAATTCTAAATACTTTACATTAGCTTCATTAGCTAAAACTAAATTAGCATTTATTACTGTTCGCTGCATTAATGGATCTATCGCTGTAAGAGTTTGAGTATATTGAGCAACAGCATCTACATATTCTTCATAAGTATCATAGTCTGCAAAATCAAATTTTTTAACTATAGCATCTCTTATATATTCATAAGCTTTTTCATCTACTGTAAACGTGTCTTCTAAATAATCTATTTCTGCTATTTCTTCATATATATAATATTCTCCAGTTGGATCTAATTTTTTTGTAAAACCTCTAAGATTACTGTTAAATAAATCAAAATCTTCTTTATTAAGAAAACCTTGACGCTCATACACCATATTATACAAACTTATTCTGTCTGAATCAATTAGGTCTCCATAAAGAATTTTATTAATAGCTTCATTAACGTTAGCACCCGCTGCAATTGCTGCCTGAATTTCATCATGATATTTGTTTATAAAGGCATCTCTTTCTGCTACATTAAACATCATTTCACCTATTGCTTGTTCGTCAATAGGTAAATCTTCAAAAGCATCTTGAACAAAACCTTCTCTGCCTATATCGTCTTTAGTAATAGGACCATATTTTCCTCTTTTTTTATCTGCTTCTCTAATAATTTGAAGTTCCTCCCAGGTTAATGGATTTGTTACAATTTCAGTAGGATATTCACCTTCCCAATAATTTCTTTCAAGTTTCTTCTTTTCTACTAAAATATCTGGAGTATTTTCTAACGCATTATCTACTTGAGCAATAGTTTTATCTACATCAATTAATTCTACATCTTCAAATTTAATATCTGGAAAATAATGTTTTAATCTACCAGCTGGAACATCAGTAGTACCTTGCATTATAGGTTCTAGTTGAATGTCATTTAACTCATTTACTACTTCAAGTGTTTGTTGATAAAATTCACTTTTAGCAGGGTCACCTACTTGTACTGGAACAGGAGATTTACCTCCATCTTCGTTTTCTACCCATTGAATAATTACATCATCATTTTCTTTAACAACAGGCATTGGTCCTATCGGTGTTTCAATTGCAGGCAACACAGCAGACCCTTTTCCAAAAATCACATCTTCAATTGACTCATCTTCTTCCTCTTCTTCAGGTTCATAGTTGGTAAATATCATTGCAGGATCCCAAAATTTATCAGTTCCTACTATTTCATCTTTATCTGCCATATAATTTTATTAAGAATATTGTTCTACAAATGCGGCTATTTGCTCGTTTTGTTCTTTAGGTAATTCACTAACCTCTTCTGGTAATTTTTGTAAATAAACCGGCATACCTGTTTGCCACTCTGTTATACCCAACATGTTTTTATAATATTCAGGTATAGGCATTTCATTATCATTTAATGCTTTTATTAAATCTCTACCTTGTGGAGTATCATCTCTTAGTACTTCTTTAATCATTTGAGGTTGTCCTGGCACATTGTTTTGTACTAACTTAATATCTAGATTAGAATCTAAAATTAAATCCATTACAAATGCTTTTTGAGCATCAACTAAACTTATTCTTTTTTTATCTAAACCTGTAGTATTAAACATGTATCTATTACCTACAAACCCAACTTTACCTTCTGGTGATAACATTTCATACAACGCTATTAAATCTTCAGTAACTATTTCATTCATACCTAGCGGTAAATCAATACCTAATCTTTTATTTGTATAACCTGATAATACAGATATATTACCACTAGCAATAGCAAATAATCCAGCTACATGAGCATTAACCTCAGCATTATAAGCAGGTGTAGTATTTATAGCTACTGTATTTATAGGTTTTACAAAAAATCTTTTTACTTTATTGTCTTTAACCTTATACATAGGTATTTTTATCGATGTGTCTTGATCAGGATTATTAGGATCTTCAGATGGTACTGTACCTCCTAAGAAAAATTGTGGTTGTAATGTAGAGTTTCTAGTTATCCCACCATCTTCAAAAGTTTGTTCTAAATCCATACTTTCAGGAACATCACTTATATATAAACTTAATAAATCACCATTATCTACTTGTGTACTATCTACCTCTCCATATATAGTATAATAACCATTACCTGCTTCATCAAAAGTAATATTTTTCTGATTTAAAAAATCTCTTACTATATAATCTTTTTTATGCAGATATTTTCTAAATGTTTCACCTGTAATCAAAAATTTAATTCTTTGAGTTAATACAGCTATTTCACCATTATTAGTTTGTCTAAATGTAAAACCTTTTTCAACCTTTACATCTTCAAAGTAATCAAATAAATTAGCCCAAGCCGATAGCATAAACATATTTCTATCTCTACTCTCTTCATTTGTACCGTTAATATTAAGATTTCTATAATTAGATATAAACGCGGGTAATGTTTCAGGTCTTATATTTTCTACAGCAACGATTAAATATCCTCCAAGTTTTTGTATTTTATCTAATCTACCAAAAAATTGATCAATATATTTTTTATCTTCTTTAATTTGTTCTTGACTCATGTTTTTAATATCAGTTGCTAGTCTAGTAGATCTTACAATTACACCAAACTCTTGATCTTGAGCTTGTTGAATAAAATCATCTTTTATAACATCTGATAATTTTTTACCTTCATTAGGATTAAGTGCTAATGGTGCATTTAAATATTTACGATATTTAATGCTGCATTCAGTAAAAAAATCTAATTCATTAACGCGTCTTTCAGAAGATACGTTAACCAATCGATTCATTTTGTCATTATGTGCTTGTATTAATGTATTCATTATTTATATTTTAAAAGTATGAATTACCGAATTTTTTCCCAATACCATCAGACGAAAACATTCCACCAACGGCATCGCCTATACCGCCAATCATACTAGCTGAGGCTTTTCCTTTAGCAATTCTTGCTTGACCTTCTTGAGCCGCGAATCCTTGATACATACCTTGATATCTTTCTATATCGGCATTAGATCTTGCTTCGTTAGCTTGATATAAAAATATTTCTCCTTCAATATCAGCTTGTTGAGTTCTTTCACCTTGTTCAATTAAAAGATCTTGATATCTTGTAGTAGCAGCAACTTTTTCTCTTTGCATAGCAGCTTCACCTTCTGCTCTTAATTTTGAGTTAGCAGCTTCTTGTTCAGATATACTAGACGCAACATCTTTTTTAGATTTTAATGCTGCCATTGCTAAAGCTGTAGCACCACCAGCACTAGCACCAGTTTGCTCTAAAGTATCTAATGTATTTGCTAAAGCAATATCTGCTTCTTCTGCTTGCATTTCTGCTGCAGCTGTAGATACAGTGATATTATTAAATGGATTACTTATTTGTGAAGATAAATCACTAGCTAATCCTGATAGATCTGTAACTCCCGCGTATGGATTAGTTATTTCTCGTCTATCCAGTATAGCTTGCTCCATCTTCATCTTAGCTTCGTTTTTAGCATTACGAGCGCCACGCATAGCTTTATGTGCTTGCCCTGCTTGAACTGCTCCACCTACTGCCGTTGCTACTCCACCGACGATTGCTGCTACTGCTGCCATATTATAAATTTTTAATTATTTCATGAGAAGGTTTGGGGTCTATTGTCCAACCTAACTCTTTATGTATTTTTAATAAACTTGGGTGTCTGCTCATAGTCATTACATGAACAACACCTAGATTTTTTAACACTTGTTCAGCCACCATTATTAATGTAGCTAAAGCCTCTGTTCTATCTTTATCTCTATATTGTGGGTTTGATATAACCCATTCGATTAACGCTGCTTGTGAATTAGTTAAATAATAATAACAAGCTGCTACGTCAATATCATTTTTAGTTACCATTAATCCTGTTTCTGGTAAAAAAGTTTTAGGTGGTGCAACCCATCCAGGCCACCAATCCCACCACTCAACAAGAGTTTTGTAATCATTCTCTGTTAAGTTTCTTACATTAAATTTCATATAATTATCTAGTATTAAACTCAGCACCTACACTAAATAGTTGTTTGGCACCGGTTATATCTGTTGTGCTGTCTTGACTAAATGTTACTACAGCGTATTGACCTTTTATACCACTTACGGTTTGCCCTGGAGTTACAACTTCTTGTGCTAAAGTTTGAGAAGCATTTTTAATTGCAGCATAGTAAACATTTTGTTTTCTATCAAACCCAGCTCTATATTGTATCTGTGTAGTAGGATCTGTATAATATCCTTCATCATAACTAAGTATTTCTGCAGATTCATCAATATGAGTTGTATCTCCTAATACTGGTTGTTGTGGATTAGTATCTACACCTGTGTAATCAGAAATAATACTACTTACTTCCCACCCATTACTTCCAGTATAACTTATTGTTTTAAATGTTTTTGTTCGTGTTGGCTCAGGGTTAAATACAAATTGTACATTAGATTCATATTGAATTGTATAAAAATTATTATAACTAGCTGTAGGAGCATAATGCAACCACACTGCATTATTTTTAAATGTATAAAATTCACCTTGAGAACTTGTCATCAACTGTGGAACATAACTAACAAAACTAACCCAACCATTTATTATATCATCAAACACAACTGTTGGTTTAGGAGTACTGTTAATTGTTAAAACATAATTTTTATTAAATACATCGTAACCACCTGTTATTTCACCACCTCTATTTAAAGTATCTCTAAAATAATCTATCATACCGTAATTAGAAATAGGATTTAAACCATTAGGTCCTAACTGCATTACTACAGATCTATCTCTATCAGTAAAATATTTATTATAACCATATACCGCAAATGATCCTGGATCTCTTGATATACCAAAGTTACCTTCAAAAGCACTAGGTGTTCCTATAACTTGAGTGCTATCTGTTGTTACTGGTAAACCTTCTTGAGTAAATATAACATCTTTATCTATTGGTGCTCTATTTACTTTTCTTTCTTGTAGTATAATTAAATTAGTATTTTCAGCAAAAAGTTTTTGTATACTTCCAGACGCTGGATCAACAGCTCTTGTTATATCTTCACCAATTGGAAATTGATTACTATTATTAATACCATTTTTAGCATTATATACTCCTGAGTATATTAAAGCGTTTTGTCTTCTAGTTTGTTTTTCTTCTTCTTCTACAATATACGCTTTGTTACCAAAGTCTACACTAGTATTATTAAAACCACCTTGTATTCTAGATTCTTCAACAAACCAATCTTCAAATACATTAGAATCAACATATCCTGCTCCAGTAGTTGGATCAGGTGTACCTGTAGTTATTCCACCTAATTGATTAGCTACAGATCCATCACCTTCTCTATCTTGATATTGTGTAAGATTTTTTAATCTTTTCACCCAAAACGTATTAAAATATGATACTTCTAGTGTAGTTGCCATATATTATTATTACTCGTTTTTATTAATTATTACAATGGTCCATTACAAGCTGTACACGGTGCTCCTGGAGGTCCAACAGCTGGATATACATATGTTGTAGCGTCATACCAATCTACTTTAAACTCTGCGTCTGGACAGAATTGTGAACAACCAACTCCACGCACACCGTTGTTTCTTACTACATATTCTCCTGTAGCACTAAATTCAAATACCGCTGCTGTTGTATTAGCTGGACCTCCTGAAACCGACATGTTATTTAGATTACCTATTACTGCTGACACACCTCCACCATTAACTTGATCGTAAGTAGCTAATTGCCATGGATCAGCTGCGGTTGCTCTAAATAATATTGTAAAATCTGTATTAAATGTAGATGGTGAAGCTGCTGTTACTCCTTTTGATAAAGTAACTCTTATAGCTAACACTCCTTGGAATAATGCGGCTGTTGAAAAGACTGGATTAACTGGTGGTAAACCACAACCAAATCTTAAATCAGGTGGATAAGCATTTCTACCTTCTTGTAAAACATTATAATATGTTAATTGTGTATCAGCATTGCTATTAAATAAATATTGTCTTGATATTGGTATACCACTAGCATCAATAGTTGAAAAAGCTGAATTAGTTCCATTAGTTATAGTACTGGTAGATAAACTTGCTCCAAAAAATACTTCTAAAGGTTCACCTGTTGGTATACAAGTTCCACCACCACTGTTAAAATTACATGTATTATCTAATAAGGCCATTGCTGCAGAAGCACCAAAACATAATGCTTGATTTACAGGAGGCGTTCCAAACACTATTTCATATTGACATGTAGCTGTTAAACTATTAACATCATTACTACAACCCGGTGATGCGTCAGTTACTGTACATGTAAATAGATAACTACCATTTACTGCACCAGCTGTAATAGATACATTACCACTTTGATCAATACTAAATACTGAAGTTGAACCTGGTGGAGCGCTATCTAAAGATAAAGAATAGCATAATTCTTCTTGTTCATTAGTTACATCTGCGCTTCCATTAACTACATTTGTAAATTGACCTACTATACCAGTTATTGTAGTATTGTAACCTGATGAACCACCCGCAGCACCACAAGCTTGTTCTGTTCCTGCGTCAGGTCCATAAGCAGGTGTAAAACCTCCTATACTAGGAGCTATATTATTTAAATCAATAGTCATTATGTTTGATAGAGTATCAAAATATGTTTGAGATCCATCATTGTATTCAGTTTGAAAACTTACTTGCCATTGATTAGATTTAGTGCCCGATGATTTACCATACCAAAATAATTGAGTAGTTCTTAAATCAAAGTTTAAAGGAGTACCACCATTTTGTACAATATCAAATATACCTGTAACATCATTACCGTTTGAATCTAATATTAGTGAAATTGTAGGTACATTAACCAGTGTTAATTGATTACCAGCTGAATCTGTAAAACTAAAACTAGTTATAATGTCTGTACTGATAGGATCACTTTCATCAAAATTACCTGTAGTTGCATTAACACCTGTTACTCCTCCGTAATCCGCAGTTACTTGTCTATTTAACTCTACAAAGTTACCTGTCGTAGATGATTCATAAAATATTTCTAATTGACTTTCTACAGGTAGAGTTTCAGATATACTTAAAAATGGTATCATACAACCTATAAGTGCTCCACCGGGCGGAACAGGATTACCACTTACTCTAGCGCCTAAAGTATTTAATTGTGGACTATTAGGTTGTGTAAGTTGAGGTTGGGTTTCTTCAGCTCCTACTTTTAAACCTAAAGCTAAAGGATTTTGTTCAACATTATAAAAACTTTGTAATTCTCCAGCAATACCCCATGGTAATTTTGAAGCGGTCAATGCAGGATCATTAAAAAAGGCACCTTTAGTTGCACCAGGATCAAATGGTGAATTAGCTAATTCTAAGCCACCTTGTCCCACAGCTCCAACAGTAACTGCTTCGTCATTTAATCTTCCTGGAAAATATTGAGTATTCCACGCAAACTCTCTATTATTATAATAATAATTTAAAGCTCCTTTGTTTGTATTGTTTATATCAGGATTATTTACTCTACCAAAAAGTTTTACTGAAGCAGAAAATTCTGTTTGTAGTGGACCTACTTCATTTAAATCTCTTGGTACTTTATTTATATTATCACCTATTAAACTAGCAAATGCAACTCTACCGAGATCTGTTGTTATAGTTACAGGATAACCTGATATGTATCCTGGTAAATATACATTATAATATTCTTGTTCTTGTTGTTTAACAACTAGTTTGTAAGATTGCCAACCAGTAGGATTAGCATCGAATACAACTGTTTCAACTACAGCTGAAACACCAGCTCCAGTAGTAGATGTTTGAAATAAAGTTTGACCATTAGCATAGCCACTTCCTCTAGTTAATATTTTTAAACCAGTTATTACACCAGCAGCTTCACTTACAACTTCTACAGTTAAACCACTACCTAATGCACGATTACCTGGAGGATAACCAAAACCTAATATATCACCAACCGCATGACCATTACCACCTCCTAATAATACAACTTGATCTACACTTGTATCATCTTCAGACTTGTAAAGCCCAGGTTCTCCAGTTAATTCATTATTAGTTAATTGTGTTATACCGTTATTTACTTTTACTCTTAAAACACTACCTAACCACGAGTAAGTTCTTTCTAGTGCTGAAGGTGTTAGCCCTGTAGTTGGATCAGCTTCAGGACCACCAATATCTGGCCATGATTTATATGGAACGTATATTGTAGAACCAGCTAAAGCAGGGTTATCATCATTACTAGATAATACAACACTTGATGCTCGACCATATCTATCAGCTAGTACAAAACCAACTTGATAATTTCTGTTTTGTTTTATAGAATGATTAGGGTATTGTGCATAATTATTATATTCTAAAGATTTATTATCTTCTATAACCTCGTAATTTAATGTTTGAGGTGGTGTATGTTTTTGTAAAAAATTACCATAAATAACTCTATTGCCAGTTATTTCTTGACCTAAAGCTTTTAATGGAACATTATCATAAACTCTATTTTGCTCACTAGTTGGTAAAGTTCTATAAGGTTTTATAGATTTATAATCAAAATTATAATACCATCTAGGTCCAGCTGCCGCAACAGTGTTAGGTATTTCTTCTACAAATGAACTTAATGCTCCTGTTACATTTATTACTTCTAATATTTTTGTAGATAAAGCATCAGATTCTTTATATAATATTTCTATATCTTTTACTTTATAATTATTTATTAAACCATCTACAGCGTCGCTTGCTGAGGTATTATTATCAGGTAATGGAATTTTAAGAGATATTGTATCAATACTATTTGTAAACCACTCTAATACACTCGAATCATAGTTATTAGCCATGTCTTGTAATTGATCATTCTTACCCATACCATAATAACCTTCATGTTTAGGTATAAAAAGAATTTGAGTATACGGAGCTGCTAGTGAATATTCATCATCTTCAAATTTATATCTGTAACTAAATCTTATAAATTTTTCTTCAATTAAATCAGGATCACCTGTAAACTGATCATCATAATTAGGATTTGCAGATAAAGTTATATCATCACCTATAGCATTAACAGTAATATCTTTACTTAATTTAATAGTTATAAGACTACCCGGTGTTATAGTATTTATTTCAGTTATTATTACTTCATCAGCAAGTGTAATACCTACTCCACTAGGCCCAGTTAAATCTTCACTTGTTATAAAATCTCCTACTTGTGGTGTTGGTTGTGGAGTTGTGTCTGTAGGTTGATTATTAAAATTATAATTAACAGATATATCACTAAAAGCTGGATAAGCTGCTGGAGGAGTTGCTAAATTTATAACGCTATCAAATCCTCTATCTAATAATCTTGCTGCAGAGTTTTTCATTGTAGTATTACTAAATGTAATATCTATAGTGCTAGGACTCGTATAAGTACCTGGTGTTTGACCAACACCACCATCTTTAAAATTGTTATAAATAGTAACTGAAGCACCTGGATCAATATATATAACTTCCCAATATTCATTTGGTTCTTGATCTGGAAAACCTGTAACAATATCACCTATATTTATTGCGGTTGTATCAGCCATTGTTAGACTGTATCCTTTTCTTGTTGCATCTTGAGCACCAGCTGTTATCTCACGTATTGTTTGTTTTAAAACTACAGGAGTTTCATATGGATAATATTTAGCAACTGATATTTGGTCTTCATTTACATAATGAGTTGGATTTGGTAAAGATCCTGGATTAGCTAAACTAACATTTATTTTTCTTGGTTGATTGCGATTATCTGTCCAAAACAATAAATCTTCTATTAAATTTATACCAAATATTCTAAAATCTTGATGAAAATTCAAAAATGAACCTCTTACAAAAAGAGTTAATAAATTTGAATCTATTTCATATCTATGTATTGTATTAGCAAAACCTATATAAATAGTATCTCCTGGTATAGCTATACCACCACTATCAGCAAAATCACAAGGTTGACTAACAGTTATATCATTAGCACTTACATTTGTAACTATAGGATCTACTTCTTGACCACCTAATGCTGATGGTTGACCATTCCAATTATCTCCCCACAACAACATTCCTTCTTCAACACCTGCTACTATAGGATTTATCAAAATACCATTAGCATCATGCAAACTAAAAGTAGTAACTCCTGTTTGAGCTGAGTTAGGCTCGGCTGTAACTACTAAATCTCTTGGACATCTACCATCGCCATTATAACCAGCACTGTATATATAAAGTATATTATTAGTTTCATCTGTAAACTGACCAATAATTTTACCAGTATATGAAGCACCGTTTCTACCAGTATATAAATAAGTTAACTGTTCATTACCTAAAATGTTCTCAAACTCTCCTACTTCTGATCCTTGTGATCTACTTATTTGTAAATTATTAGCATCTCTGTATTCGCCATTTGGTATTAATCTATTATCTAAGTCTTTATTCATCTTAGACTTTAGAAAAGTATTAACTATTTGTGGCATGTATTATCTTTTTATCCATTTAGCTTTTCCACGCATTACTTGTACTATTTCATCTAACTTAATATTAGATAATCTAATTTTAGCGTTTCTAAGTTTAGCACTTTTTTCTTGTCTTAATCTTTGTACGATATATTCAGGTTGATTAATTCTAGTAGAAATTATAGCATGTGAAATATATGAGTATAGCGCATCTTCTGCTAATTTAGGTATTCTACTATCTAAATCATAAGCAAGTCCATCAGATATATATTCTAATACTATCTGTGCACCAACTAAATTACTAGAAAAAGATATTTTACCTTCTCTAGCATTCATATTAAACCAACCGTTGTATTGAGCATATTGTGGTGACATACCATATTGTTCACCCCAACCCCAATACCAGAAACCACCATAACCCCAATTATAACCAGCCCAGTCCATACCTTCATTATATAAAGCAAAACTAGGTAAACCGTTAACTAGGTTTGTATTAGCAGCTTTCCATTTTCTTTCTGTTTGTGAAGTTCCTTCTAAATTATCTTCAAAATTATCTTGAGTTGGTTGTCCTAAATTATCTTGTATAGGAGTTTCATAAGGTGAAATAGTTAGGTTATTAGCTGGATATATAATTCTTTTGACACCTAAATTATCTATACGTGATACTCTTACGTAGTTAACATAGTCTTGAGGTAATATATTACTAAGCGTATGAGGTACTGTTAATTCTTGTGATTTAATAGATTTTAAAGTATCATAACTAAATTCTTGTAAACCTCTTTTAGCGTGAAAAATTATATCAGTTCTGTTTGCTCTTGCTATTAATTTGTCTTGACCAACATATCCTACAATAAAATTATTAACTATATCTTGTAATGTTGTATACCCATAACTACCATAATTTTCTTCTGTAGTCATACCATATGCATCTCTAGCTCCAAAACTACCACCATCAATAGTTTTTAATTGACAAACTAATACATGATTAGCTGGTAAGTTTGCCGCTAAACTAATTACACTATCATTATTTGGTTGTACATCTAATGTATAGGGAAATTGTGCTGGCCAATTAGCAGCAGTAACTTCTGCATATGTTATACCATCAGCACTAGCATATAACTTAAAATTATTTAAAGCATAATCTACAGCCGCAGGATCTGGATCACCTAAATTTAATGGAGTATCAAATGTAAATGTAAAATTCTGCTGTGGAGCAGTTGTTGTAAATCCCTGCGCGCCCGCGTAATATTGTGCATTAGTTTCGGTGATTAACCCACCATTTGGCATTGGCATATCTTATTGTTTTTCGTTGTTATCTTGATTAGCAATTGCTTGTGAAGCAGTTTGTACAATACTAGGATCTTGTATTATTACTCCAGCATATGCTAATATTCTCATTATTAACTCATCTTGTTCAGTTACATCTAAATCAAACTGTACTGATGTACCTTGTGAATATAGATATTGACCTTGTGGTCCTGTAGTAAAACCCCAAACTACATTTCTAGGTTTAGCTAAATAAGCAATACTTATTCCTGATTGTATACTATTAGGATATAATTTTAAAACATTATTCTCATATGTATATATTGGAAATTTATCTGTAGGTTGAGTTAATGGAGAAAGAATTAATTGTTTTAACTCATTAGGTTGAACGTATTGACCTAAGTCATAATCTCTGTAAAATACAGATCCAAGTCTGTATAAAGTATCAGTAGTACCAATTACAACTGGTGCGTCAACAACTGCAAAATCTAATAAAGGAAAATTTTCAGCTACAGCATCATAAGGTATATTAGCTGTTCTTTGGAAGAATTGTAGTTTTTCTTCAATATTTTTTACACGATTAGAATATTCAGTATCATTTTGCTGCAGGCGGTATTGTTGATTTAAATCACTAGCATACGCCTCAAAAATATTTAATTGAGCTTGAGTGCCTATTCTATTAAATTCATCTGGAGTTATATAACCTCTTTGTTGTTGATTGAGTATTAATAAAACGGTTTGATATACTGAATTTACGTTTATCATTATAGTGTTATTTTAATAAAAGGCGGGCGAACCCGCCTTATTATCATTATTATAGTCTTTTTTCTATAGACTTAAATACTTCTATTCCTTCGTCAGTTTTAAACCACGCAGCAATTGCTGAATATGGATTTTCTTCAAATGGAACATTAATTAATTTTCTATCATTGCTTGACCAATGTACAGATCTATTATCAGGTGATATTCTAATAATATTTGCTTCAACAGCGTTGATTGCAAAGTTTCTTAATTGTACATTTTCATCAGCAGCTAGTGATAAAAATAGTTTAGGATTTTGTTTAGCTAAAAGTAATAAATCTCTTTTTAATTCTTTAGAAGACATTTTATTTACTTTTGAACCATACTCAACTCTTACAATTGCTTCAGCTACATCTATATCCATGTTTCTTGCAGCATTTAAAGCTTCAATTTCCCACTCAATTGCATCAATTTCATCATCAGCTATTTTTTGTGGAATTAACTCTTTATATCTTTGATCTTTCATAGGGTGATATAAAGATAATAATTTTTGCAAAGCAATTTTTTCTTTTGGTACACTTAGTGTTCCATCTCTAAAAGTTATATGTCCTAATGTTACTTCACCTTTTTGCTCATCTACAAATGGACTAGACATGTTAGTTGCATATCTAAGTTCTCTTTGTTCACCCTTTACTGTATCATACCATAATAACGGATGTCTTCTAGTATGTTTAGCAGGGATAGTAAACGTTAAAGGTTCTTTATTTGCAGTTAGTATATAAGTTCTATCTTTTACTTCCCAGTCATCTTTTTTAACTGGTTTTATAGTTTTAGGTTTTGGAGTAGCAACAGCTACTTCCTCCACAACTATTTCTTCTTGTTGTTTCTTTTTTGCCATAATATAATATAATTAAATAGTTAAAAGGTATATGGGCGCCGAAGCGCCCTAACCTTTATCAATAGTTACACTCCTTTGAATAATACAAAGTTGTTAGCAGCTTGAGTTACTAAACATCTTTCTGAAAGGAAGTTTACTTCCATTGCATCAAGATCACTAGTAAATGCACCACCAACAGAACCTGTTAACCAAGACTTCATTCTTCTATCATCAGTTTGTGAAGCTCTATATCTTACGTGTAAGAAAGGTCTTCTGATGTTAGTTCCTAAAATTTGGTCATAAACAGTTGTAGTACCAGCTGGAATTAAAACTCCTTCAATTGAGTTTGGTCCTACCATCGCACCTCTTGTAGAAGCATCGTTTAAGTATTTCCAATCTGTTTTATAGAAGTCATATGAACCTCTTCTGAAACCGCTGAAACCTAAGTTTAACGCCATTTCTTCAGAGTTTTCAAATAATCCATAAGCAGTACCACCTGAAGATCCAGATGAAATAGCAGCAAGCATATCATCAAAATCAAGAGCAGTTTGTCTGTCTAAGAATAACATGTTCTCTTCAATTGCACCCTGAGTGTCTAAGTTTCTAAGGATGTCATCAAAATCACTGATACCTGTAGCTGCAGAGAAACCAACTTGTACATTACCTCTATCTTCGATAGCTGCAAATAAACCTTGTGTTCCTTTTAAGTTTGCAATAGGAGAAACAGCTGCATCAACTAATTCACCTTCTACACACATCATTTCTAAATAATCCTCAAATCTTAATCTAGTTTCAGACTCAGCTTTTAGATACCATAAGTATCCTCCAGTTCCGTCTTCAGTTGAAACTTCAACCCAACCGATCTGTGCAGTATCAGAACCATTTACTACGTATTTGTTTCTGATGATTACAGGTAAGTTAGAGAATTGAGTAAACTGTGGATCAACACTGATATAACCGTTTGGAGCAGTAGCAGCATCGTAGTTAGGAGTAGTAGATCCTTTTCTATACTCAGAACCATATACGAATACTTTTACATTACCAACTAGTCCAGCACCTGCTAAGTTAGCAGCTGTATAAACCTGTACAGTAATTGTACCAGCAGCACCAGGAGTACTAGCAGTAACAAGACATTTTGCTTCGTTACCAAAGTCGTCCATTACTACAACAGTAGAGTTAACAGAAATAACATTGAAGATTCCTGCAACCGCACCTGGGTTAAGTGTAATAACACCTGTAGCGCTAACAAACGTACAGTTGTCATATGCAATATGTAATCTATTTTGTTCAGACCAGATTACTTGGTCACTTGTCATTGGAAGCTCCGCCCCAACCATTCTTAAGAATCCAGATAAAGTTCTGTTACCATATCTTTCAACTTCAGCTTCATAGATCTCTGGTAAATACTGTTGAGCAAATGATGTAAAATCAGCTGCAGCAGGATCAGTCCACTGTAAATAGTTAGTTTGTAAGACTTCTTGAGTTTGACTAGGTATAATCGAGCCAAACTGGGGATTTAAAGCCATAATTTTAAATTTTAATTATTAAATGTTCTCTTTTTGATTTTTAGTTTTGACGAATCTGCTCCACTAATGGCTTTTACCTTAAATCCACTTACGTAAACATCCCCGCTGGCAACCTGCCTTGGCGCATCCGCAGATGGATTTTTAGATTGCTGAACTAATGATTTAACACCGTCAGCTTTACCTTGCTCATAAAAATGAGACGCTAGTTTATCAGCATTCATCGCAGCATATAAAGCTTTATGATAACCCGCAGGATCTCCAATGTTTCCTTCTTTGTCTAAAAATCTACTTACAAAGTTTTCTATATTGGACTGTGAATTAGCAACTGCCTTTGGATCTTTTACTTTGTATCTAAAACGTTTATCTCCTACATTATAATCAAAACCTTTGAAATCAGTATTAAATAAATCGTTTGTCCTCTGTCTAAAAGTTTCTTGAGACTGCTTTATATCTTCTTGCTGTTTATTATAACGATTGAAAAAATCCATAGCTTTTTGTTGCTCTTGAGTAACTCCAGGTCTGTTCTTTATTTCAGCATAGTATTTAGTTTTTCTATTTTCTAAATCTTGTTTAGCTGAAGCAACAGCCTCTTTATAAGCTAATTTTTTTCTTCGTATATCTTTTTGTTCATCTAAATCTTCATCAACTTTATAATCTTCCATTATAAGATTAATATCTTCTGAATCTAAATGAGGTTTAGTTTTTCTTAAATACTCTTTTAATAATTGATCGTCATCTAACTTACTATAATCTCTATTAAGTTCTACATAATCCTCAACTGTTCCACCTGTTTCATTCATGAATGTTACCAGTTTTTCTACATTTTCTGGTAATTCAGGCATTTTAATTATTGGAGTATCTTCTTTTTTAGTTTCAACTGGTTTAACTTCTTCTTCTGTTATCTCTTCAATTACTTGGATCGGAGATTCTTCTTTAACATCTGTATCGCTGACCCGTACTTCTTTGTCCACTTCTCTGCTAACTTCGGGTTTGTCGCCCACAGGTATCTCCTCTGTTTTTCGCTCTTGAACGGCATTGTCTTCTTTTTTAGTTAAATCAATTTTAGGAGCTTCAACCTTTTCTTCTACAGGTTTTTTCATCTCCATTTTTACAGGTTCTTTACTAGTTTTACCTAAGTCTTTTACCTTACGTTTAGGTACATTTTTACCTTTCAAGGTAAATTCACCTTCTTGTTTGACCTCTACGGCCGCTTTTTGTTCTGCCATAATAAAATATAATTAAATAATTAGTATTACATAACTGGTGGTTGCTCACCTTGAGCTTCAAAATCAATTGGCATTAGATCATTTTGTCTCTGATCTATCATTTGACTTTGCTGTGTACCAGCTATTCTTGTTCTTTTATCTTTACGATCTTCAATCATTTGCTCTTTTTGAGACTCACGTTGATTTTTCATTTGTTCTAGTTGTAACTGATAATTAAATTCTTCAGCCATTAACTGACGTTTAATTTCAGCTTCAGTTTGCATACGCTGTATTTCAAACTGAGATTTAGCTTGTTCAAAGTTAACTTTTTCACTAGTTAAAGCTTGTTGTTTTTGAACTTCTGCTTCTGCTGCTTTTTCCGCTGCCATTGCATTAGCTTGAGCTTGCTGTTGATTCATTTCAGCCTGCATTTGTCTTTCTCTTTGTAACTTACGTTTACGTTTCATTTTTAGCATTTGATTTGCTAATTTTAAATTACGTATTTGTCTTATTTCAATAGCATCTTCTAAATCTATACCACCACTAGATAAAGCTACTTGTATATTTTGTTCAAGTTGTGCTTTTTCTTCTTCATCTGGTTCAAGATCTAAGAAAATACCAAAATCATGTAAGTTTAATTGTTTTAATCCATCTAATGTTTTGCTATTAAATATTGTTATACTTTGATTTAATGCATTAGCCGTTAATGGATATTCTAACATATCATTAACTTTTTTAGATATGTTTTCACATATTCTTAAAGTTAAATATAAACTAGCGTTATTTATATGTTTAGTTGCAATATTAGAAGCTTGAGCAGCAATTTTTTGTAAACCTACTAATGTATCTTTGTCTGCTAGCGCTCCATCTCTTGCCTCGTTTAATCCGGTCACATCTCTTATCATTTGTAAATAATAATTATATGTACTAATTAAACTTTGTATTTTTGCTTGACCACCAGAGGTTTGTAATTCTTGTACAGGTATTTTACCTCTATTTAATTCACCGTCTTGAGTTAATGATCTACCTACAACAGAACCTGTTTGAAAATACATGTTCAATGCTTCTGCTGGATTATAATTTGTACCATTACCAAGATCAACCTCAGCTAGTCCGTCCATATCTAAGAATACACCATCTGGCACCATTCTAGCTATAACTTGTTGTAGTTTTAAATGAGTTATTTGAATCATATCAGCAAAACCAGTTATTCTACTAACAGTTGAATCAATACGTCCTTTATACATACGCGGTGCACAAATAGCATAATTCATTTCTACTTTTGTAGTATCAGCCATTGGTCTAGTCATGTTAGGACATAATTCCCATCTTAATAATAAATTAGTACCTAAAACTTTTACACCTCTATATAATGTTTCAATAGTTCTACCCACTCTTTCAAAGTTTTCACTTTCAGGTGGATTAAATGTATCTGGCTTTTCAATAGCCTTCATTAAACCTTGATCAGTTTCTTTTATTTTAAATACTTGATCGCTATATGTTTTATACTCAAAGTATAATAAAGGAATAGTGTTTTGATCCCATGGACCATAACCATAACCATACATATAAGTTTTATCACCTTGATATTCTTGTATTTTCTTTAATGTAGCATCATCTAAATTAGGAAACTGTTTAGCAATTTCTGGTAATGTAACTGCTTTTAATTCACCTACATAATATATATCTTCAAAATTAGGATCTTCTGTATAAGAATATATTAAGTAAGCTGGATCTACATAGTCTATAGTTATACCATTTGATACGTTGAAATCAGTTTTTACTGCACCTATACCACATGTAACTAAATCATAATTTATTCTACGTTTAGTTAATTCCCATTTATTATAATCTAATACTTGATCAATAACTTCTTCTTCTGCTATCTCTACACTTTGTTTATAAGATAATTGCATGTGCAACTCAAGTTCCTCTGGTGTTTGAGGCATTTGTTCCTCTGGTATTTGAGTATTAAATAAGTTTTCACCTAACTGAGCGTTAATCTTATTCATTGTATCTCTAGCAAATATATCTTGAGCTAATAACTCTGCATAATTAGTTCGCTTTTGTAAAGACGCTGGATCTTGAGCAAAAGCATTAATATCATATTCTTTATTAGAAATACCATTTGTAAGTATATCTACAAATTTAGAAATAATAGGTACTGGTTTCCAGTCTAAATTTAAATAAGACAAGTCACCATTAATAGATAATTCATCTTTATATTTTTGAGTAGGTTGTTCACCTCTTGCATATAATCTTAATCTATTATAGTTATTCCAAGTAGTCAAATATCTATTACCATTTGTTCTACCCTGACTAAACCACTCTTGTTCTATGGCTTGAGCTACTCTTTCACCATATTCCCAACTGGATTTTTCTGCGTCACTAACTACTTGGCTAGGAAAAATACTATTACCATTTGTATATACACTTTTCATTTAATCTATAATTTTAGATAACAACCCACTATTATCAAATTTTTTTATTCCTAAATCATAATTTTTTCTTACAATTTTAGGAACAGGTCTATATTTATTTTTATTACAAGCCATAATTGCTAATCCTGAACTAATAGAAGCATCGTGTGTTGTTCTATTATTTATATCAAATTTTGCCCAATCTTCTAATGTTCTTTGAAAATATACATCACCATAAGTATTATCATTACGTAATCCTACATATGTTTCTATGTAACTTTCAATTGCTGCAGCATGTGCTTGTTTAATATCTTCGCTAGAGTTAGGTATTCCACCAATCTCTCTTTCTGTTACAGATAACTTATTATATATTTTATCAGGTCTATTCATTGCATAACCTCTATATCCTCTACGTTTAAAATGATATAAAAGCCTTGGTTTATTGTTTTCTGCAAGTATAGGCATACCATAAAATACACAAGCCATTAATACATCTTCAAAAAATATTTCAGCTGTTTGTGGTCTAGCTATATATTCTAAAAAGAAATGATTAGGTGGTACATCTTCCATGCTAAATTTAGTAAGTCCGTGTAATGATCCTTTTGATCCACGCTTGTCTACTGTACCAGATATATCATAACTATCACAACCAAAAGCACCAAGATGCTCATTACCTGGATATTTTTTACCTAATTTATGTATTATATTGTTTTGTAATCTTTGTGGTGGTGTCCAAGATATAAAAAATCTACCATTATTTTGTGGTACAAACATAACTGATGTATCTTTTATACCGCCTAGCCACTGAAAATTACCTTGAGTTACCATCGATGAATGTTTTAAATCAGCATTCCAATCAATTTGCTCATATATTTTTGTAAGATTAAATAATGATGATTTAGCTTCATCTCTAAATGCATGCTCTTCAGTTCTAGGAAACTGTCTATAAAATTCATTTAAAGCATCTTGATCATCTTTTAATCCATCAACTTCGTTTTGCCAATAGTTTATAACTCCTAAAGTTATAGGTACTCCTTGCGGTCCTTTAACAAGGTCGGTCGGAGTGTCGAATACAGGTATTCCATAAGAATCAATGTATCCTTCGTAGTTCCATTCCATAGGAATGAACAAAGAATAGAGTCCCGAACGAGTCTGTCCATTCGCATTTCTTTTTGTGACATCTGAGTCATAGTATAATTTTTTAAAATTATCACCACCTTTATCTAATGCATTACAGGTTGAACCCATCATACATTTACCAATAATTCTACTACCTAACCTTAACGTGGTTTTCGTAACCCTCCAGTTGTTGAGGATATTGTTCGGCCTTTCCCACTTACCGGACTCGTCATGAACGAGGAGTTTGAGTTTCTCCCCATCGTAGGAGTTATCACCGGTGTTTTTCCAATCGATGGTCGTGTCAAGTCCCTGTAAATCGGGCGCGGTTTCGTTGGCGGTAAGCTTACGTCTGGTAAGTTTACTTGCGGGGACACGGTAGGCAAGCTCGGTCTTTGGACGGTCCATTCCGTCCTGTATCGGTTTGAAAAAGAAGGGATAATTAACTGATATGGGTACCACCTTATCTGTGAACATGGTTTTCGCATCAGGACCGGACTTGGATAATATACCATACCTACTGTCACTTGATATGGTTGCCAAGTTAACCACCTCTCCTGA